TCTGTCTGTTGAGGGGCGGCGGATTCCTCTGTTTTTACGCCTTGATCAGACTTAGCAGCTGCTTCGAGCTCGGCTAACTTACGTTGCGCTTCCGCGAGTGCTTCTTCAGCACGACGGGCACGCTCACGGTCGGCTTGCAGGACAGAGTAAGGAATGATGTGCTTGCCGTCTTTCGTGGCCACGCCATCAGGCTCTTTCTCGCCTTCATTCGATTTTTCTGCTGCTTCGGGTGTTTCTTGTGCTTCAGATTTTTCTTCGACCGGTGCATCCTGTTTCGGTGGCTCTACCAGTTGACCTGATTCAATTTGATTGAACAGGGCTGCGAGGGCTACCGGATCGGTTGTACTCGTGTCGATATCTAATCCATCCATTGCTATTTCTCCATTTTGTCGCGTTGGTTGCGTATTTAAATAACCCTCTTGACCAGCCTATAACCCAAGGCGGGGAATGGTCTTTTGGGACGATTGATTATTGAATGACTTTTTCTATTTGACTATTCACTTAGCAAAAGAATTATTCGCCTGCGTTCTTCCCTCACTTCTTCCGCAACACGTTCCTTATATGCCGCAATGTCTGCAGCAAGATTCTTTGGCAAGTCCTTGATTACTGGCTTAAATGTCAGACTTCTCCGACTCTTTTTCTTTTGAGTCGTCGGCTTCTTCTTTGGCCGCTGCCGCTGCCTCGGCCTGAACCTTTGCAAGTTCTGCCTTCAAGCGTTCGATTTCAGCGTCTTTAATTGCCTCTGCCTGAAGTTTTGCGGCCTCAACTTGTGCTTGAGCGGCAATCTTTGCTTTTTCCAGTTCGCGAGCCGTGATCTCTCTTTCCTTGTCGATTTCCTTTTGGCGATCGATCTTGGCTTGCTCAATGTCAGAGTGAGTTTTCAGCGTGATTTCGTCCTGATTTGCTTTTGCCTCAATCTCTTTGCTAAATAACTGCTGTTGCAACGCCTGCAATTGCTCTTGCAATGCCTGCACTTGGCGCTGTGCTTCTGCTTGAACGGCTGCGACGGCCTCATTTGAGCCCTGCCCTTGCCCGATATCTGCCAAGGTCTTTTGCGCTGCTGCTTCGATCTGTGCAATTTTTGCCTCGCGCTCGCGCATTTCCAGTGCTAATTGCTGTTTCTGGATTGCTTGTTGCTCTTGCATCATGGCCTGCTGTTGCTGCTGCGCTTCTGGCGAGTCGTCTGGCAAGTTGAGTCCTTTGCGTAGGCGGTCGGCAATCTTCTGAGATCCCGCCAAGTCTGTTGCCTCGATAACGAAGTCGATAATCAATGCCTGCGCTTCTGGTGGCAGTGACTTGGTGATCTCAGTCAGCATTTGTAGCTGCTGCATGCGGAATGTTGGCGTGCTTGGAATGTCGTCCAACACCACCTTAGCGCGCACACGTGATACGTCATTTGCAAGCGTGATCTGCCCAGTATTCGGGTCAATCACTGGCATGTTCAATGTAACGACTTTTTGAGACTGTCCCTTACCAATGGTTACATTTGTTGGCTTGCCGATAAGATCCTCTTGAATCAGAGAGAACAACATTTCACCGACCATACGACGCGCAAAGCGGAAATTGTCGTTAATCTCGCCCAGCGTGTTCAAGCCCTGCTCTACAAGGCTATTAATGGCAAGTCCTGAACTAGCCGCTGATTGTTGTCCCTGCATTGCCTTGTGAATGCCTGAAGACTCGGCAATTTCTTGCTTCGCCTCTTGCATTACTTGGAATTGCTGGATCGCTAGTTCGCCACCTGGTTCTACTTTGAACGTGCTATTTGGCTTACGATCTTTATCGAGAATGATGTAGGCGTCTGGTCGGCTTACTTCCCTAGCTGCTTTGCTGTGGTCTTTCACGGCATCGCTATCTGTAATGACGCGCTTACTATTCAGTGACCACAACATCTTAGACTTACGGGCATTTACCTCGTCTTGTGGCGACAGCATGGCACGAACCAAGCCGTATGGAACAAGTGTTAGGTCTTCGCGGTAGCCAAAGAACGGCACATATGGAAAGTTGTTATGCTTGTATGGGCTCGGAACGTCGTACAAGAAGTGTGGACCACAGTACCAAGCCAGGCGTACCTTTTGGAATGTCGCCATTCTCACTTTCACCATGCCCGAGGCGATTGCCTCATTGTGGCGAGGATTATCGAAATCAACTTCAACAGTTGAGCCGTTTTCAAGTGTCATGACGTAGCCGCGCACCCACTTTCTGTACCAGATTTCAGACAGGCAAACCCGACGTGCCGTAGTGTCGCGCCAATCTGTTGCTTCCATACGACTATCGCGCTCGATTTCCCACGATTGGGACAGTTGCGTGTCCTGCTCAATGAGAGGATCAAAGCCTTGCCATGCGTCTACACTGTTTCTAAACAGCTTTGCGTACTGCGGCATCATGGCAATAGCTGCGTCTAGATCAAGCCAACGTCTGCGAATCTGATATCTGGCGTCTGACAAGTCGTATTTCTCGGCTCGCCAGTCCCAGAAGATCTCGCGGCGATGTACATACTGTACGCGGTACGGATATTTGAGCGGATCTGATTCACGCGCCACTTCAACGAAGCCTAGCCCAGCTTTTAACTGTGCTGCATAGGAATCGCTACACGCACGGTCTGCTCGAGATTCAATCTCGGCGTGCTTGAGTTTCATACTCAAAGCCTCTGCCGTGTCGTCGTTTGCTATGTTGTCGTCTTCAGATCTGATGCGCCAATCGGTTCTCGTCTTGGCTTCCATGCCTAAAACGGTATCAATTGTCGGTTTGATCAGATTGGTAACGAGGGGCGGCTGGCCGCGATCTTTCAGGCGTTCGATCGTGTCTGCGGAAAGCTGATTGCCGTCGTAGTAGTCTGATGCGCGGTCTGCTTCGCGACGCCATGCGGGTTGGTGTCTAACTTCCCACAAGAATTGTTCTACGGTCTCGCGTGACAGCGCAGTGTTTTTGAGTTCTTCAGGCGCTTTCTTGTCTCGTTCGGCTTCACCATAGACAATATCACCGCTTTTTTGCGGTGCCTCTGGCAAGATAGCTGCCTGTGTAAGTTGAATGTCTGCTATGGCCATAGTATTTCCTCGCTCGATTGTCACATTTTCTTAGAATGTGGGCTATTTGATGTTATATGCGCCAATCGTAATCTCGTTTGATTTCGTAGTCGTTTGGATCTGGTGGGCAAATAGCGTATCTACGCATCATCACGCCGTAACGAGTCGCCGACATAAGGTCGTCTCGCTCCTTCACAATCTTGCCGTCTTTGCGGTGATACATGCGAAACTCAGCAAACCAATCATTCAAATGACTGAATACCTTAAATCTGCCTGACTTCATCATTTCATACATAAGCATAAGACCGGCCTCAACCGATGTCCGGCTTGTGCGTTGCTCGCCGTCGTCTCCTGTTTCCTCAAACTGTGCCATTTCGTGCAACATATTTACGCCAGCGTTACGGTACTGTTCGGCCAACTGCACACCTGTCCCCTTTTCGTGCTGTAGTGTGTCGTGTGGCCAAGCCATAGGAATCCACTCGCCACGCGCCTTGATAGCTGGTGCCTGATCTGCTGGGGTTTGCTCCCTAACGCGCACTGCGTCATAGACGTACATAGTGTCGGTGTCTCGATCCCATGCAAGCCAGACTTGCGCGGCTGGGTGATCCCATCCCATATCCATGCCACCAATACGCGGCCACAAGTCGGGAAGCGTGAACGACTCGACACTTATTGCTTCGTCTGGTAGCGGGAAAATTCGACCACTACCCAACATCGGAATACCTTTAGTACGGGCATCGCGCTCGTGCGCCGGATACTTGGCAACAATGGCGTCTTTTTGCTCTTTGGTGTAATGCTCAACGTCGTAGATCGTCATTGTCGTGACGTGGCAGTTTGCAAACTTAGGCACCGGATAGAAGCGATCAACAGTCTCAGACATACCTTTCAGCGGCGTAAATGTAAGGTACACCATACCGTGCGTGGCATTGGTACGGGTAATACCTTCCATGTACAGATCAATAGGCGGTTCCTCATCGAACCAGACTACATCGACGGTATCTGCCTGCCATTTGGTGCGGCCTTGATCGTAACTGTTGAACTTCAGGACTGATACGCCACCGCTTACGTGCTTGACAGAGATTGAATCGATCGCGTTCGGGACACCAGACTTGCGACTGACTTTGATAATGCAGTCTTTCGGAATGGCACCAGTTCCCCACTGTTCTTCGTCCTCGGGTGATCCGACTAAAAGACGTTGCACGCCGCGCACCGTGAGCTCTGCCGACTCTGACCCAGTCATTGCGCGAATGTGTCGGTTCCAACGTCGGCCCTGCCACCATTCCGGATACTGCCCAGTCAAGTGCATTGCCATTTCGTAGGCACCTGCCCAAGTCTTGCCCAACTGATTACCCGCACTGAATAGTCGCTCGGTGAATGTTGAACTTGCGAAGTGAAATTCCTTCTGCTTTTCGTATGGCAGATAGTATTTCAGCTTGTTCTCGTCCTTGCGTCGCTTCAACTCCTTAAGCGTGTCGAGATACTTTTCAAGCGCCGACGGCTCGGCTGGGGTGTCTGGTAGTACGATCATTCGAGTAATGGCAAGCCAAGCTCTGCAGCCAGCATGTTTGCCTGTGCTTTGAGTTGATCATCCGACATCGTGACCATGTGGTTGTGGTTGATGTCGACCTTCGTGCTAAACATGCCTAATTCCTTACCCAACAGTTCAAGCGCACGGTTAGCGCCTGCACTGTCGAACTTGTATTCGCCTGTCTCGCGTAGCTCGCCGTCAATCATTTTCATGACGGGCTCGGCCTGCATGCACCGCTCTGCAACTTTTTTGAGGCGATCGATAACCCAGCTTTTATTGATGGCTGCTGCCTCGATGACCTTTTGAGAAACTTCTATCGATAGCTCGTTGATACGCGCCTTTACCAACGGATAGTTTTTTTCCATGTTGGTGCCAGCGGTAGCGGCTGTAGTCTTGCCGTTGGTTGCGAATACGATTGACTCGCCCTGACTCATGCCGAATGCTCGGCATCGTGCATAGGCTTCCTGCTCTGGCGTCAAGCCGTTATCCAAAACGAATACGGCCTTGACTGCCTTCTCGACAGTCTTAGCCTTGTTGGTCGCCTTTTTCTTACGATTTATGTCGTTGACGCCTAGTTTTTCATCTGTTTCGTATCGTGGCATTACTTCACCAAGTTTTTAGCTGAATTGAGCGCTGTTATTACATATTGAACGACAAGAGCGACGGCCACAATAGTTCCTGATGTTGCCGTGATGGTAAGCCATTGCTTTTCCACCTTTGTGTCGATCGCTGTTGCCTTGGCTTCCGTCTCTGCCTTGAGGTCGTGCAAATCGGTCTTGCTTGCGAAGTCCTTGTGGATTTCTTCTTTTATGCTCGCGATTGCCTGCTGAAACGCGGCGGCTTGCCGGATAAACTCAGAATCAATTTCTTCGCGGAAGTCTGTGATCGACTTATTGAATGCCGTCGACTGTTTTTCGATTAGGATTGTCTGGTTTGCAATCTGTATCTTTAGCTCTGCCAATGCTGATTGAAGTCGTCCTTCGCCGTCCTTCATGTTGCGTTCGAGATCTGCCATTCTCTGCTTGGCGACTTCACGTGCAACTAAGTGCATTGCTTCTTCTTCGCTGTATCGTTTTTCGTCGCCCATGTTATTTTTTCTCGAGTTGTTGTTTAACTGATTTTGCTAACTCCTGCCTTACCTTCACGGCATCGATTAGCGCCTGTTGTCGTGCCGCACATTCTTTTCCGTACCTAGTTGCCTGTACCAGTGCACGAGCCGTGTCTAGTTGATCTGCTGTTGTAAGCGGATCGGCAATCACGTCACCGCATTTGACCAAGTAACTATCTGGTACGTCCGGCGAGATCAAGGTTAATTTGGTCGCGCAACCCTGCAGGCAGAGTGCAATCAATACTAGGATTAGGGTTCGCATTTTGTAGTTCCTTAATCATTTGCTCTAGGTTCGCTGCTCTTAGCTTAGTTGCTGCAAGCTGCGATTCAAGACGCGCAATACCCTGTTTATCTGTTACCGTGACGGCTGCCTGCGATGTGGTGGTAACAGCTTCTTGTTTTGCTTCTTTTTTTGCGTCCTTAAGACTGTCTTGATGCCAGCGGTAGGCGTAGCCGCTGGCGAAAGAAATAATTAGGGACAGAGTAATTGCCGTCCAAGTTGACGGGCTCAGTGCGGAAATCATCGCTTGGTCCATTTCATAGGGATAAGGCGGCATGCCTTGTCGGGGTTTGCGTATCTGTTGGCGGGGCTGTTGTCGACGACACACTTCTTGTGAACTCCTGCCCGAATGTCTGATGGGTTGTTGCTGGCGTGTTGGTAGTTGCGACAGCTGTGGCAGTTGGCTAGGGTAGACATACAGTTTTCCCCCAATCTTTGAACAGTGGTTGATGTTTTGTCAGGATCTTGACCGAGTATGTTTGATTCTCGACTTGGTTTGACGGCAGGATGCCAGGATTGATCGTGCCTGTGTATTCCCAAGATCCTGCCCTCTGTGAGAGTTTTTGTCGCTTGTACACGTAGCCTAAGCCACCGTTATAGCTCGACAACGTGAAATGCCAGCGGTCGCAGTCCGTTTCTGCGAGCCGGATTCTGTCGTAGATCCAACGGTCATACCAAACGCCTGCCCGAATCGCCCAAACTGGGTTGGTCGGGTCTACAGTACCGAATGCTCCAACCGTTGCCGTCCATTGCGCCGTTGCAGGCATGAATTGCATGAGCCCAGCTGCACCCGTGCGAGACATTGCCATTGGGTTGCAATCTGACTCTTGCCTGATCTGCGCCATAATGACAGGGGCTGGTGCTGGAATGCCGAATCTGAACTGTGCTTCACGCGTGACTTGCGCACGGTACTTGTCTGCGTCCTTGCGGCATTCTGCTTGTGCCACCAGTGGGATCAGAACTAAGAAGACTAGTAAGATTTTCATAGGCCCAATGATCCAGCAACAATGACACCAGCCACGATAATTGCCCGTGCGAGGTATTCACCATCGGTCGGCTTCCTATCAATACCGATTCGACCAATCGCGTGACGGCTAACCCAATAGCCAACCCAAGCCAATGTTGTGACGTGGCCAGTCTTGTAAAGAATTGTCTGGATGAAGGGGTGATCGGTGCCAGCAAACCAGCTTGCTAGGTAGAGTGCGAGGCCAAAGATCAGCCATGTAATCATGCGTAGACGGTCAAGTGCTTTGCTCATGATGGTGTCCCAAGTGGTTGAGTGGGTGAAGCGTAGCTTGTACGAGTCAATTTGATGTTGGTCTTTCACGATTATTTCTCACTTTCAATGTAGATGATGACGCCAGCGATGTAGTTGATCGCACCTAGTAGTTCTTTTACTGCTGCATCCTTATCCATGCGTCCGGCTTCTTGGATCTTTTTGATTGCTTGATATCGCAAGCCGTCTGCACTGCCGACAAGCTGGCTGATGGTTTGCATGGGCTGCTTGTCGAATGGCAGGTTGTTTGCATGACGTTCTTTCCCTTTGCCGTGCGCGGCCTGTTGGTATGCGCGTTCGAGAACGTCTGACAATGTTTTGTAGTCGTCTGTGGTGCTTCTCGTTGTTGTAGTGATCGCGATGTCTGGTTGATTGATGACGATCGCTTTCTTGCCGAGGACCGTTGAGCGAATGATTGCCTCTGTTTCTTCTTCGCTTGGTTTGTAGAGTGGCTTTACGTGTGGCGGTGTGTTTGCTGCCATGGCGATTTGCTCTTCTTGGCTTGGCCTGTCGACTGGCTTGGTATCGGTGACGGCTGCATACGTGTACGTGTGCGGTGTGGCAATACCGACAGCTGGTCCGAGCGTGCCGATTTCCACGATCTTGTATCCAATAATGTCGATGTTCGAGCCTGTGTGCTCTGCTTCAAAGTCGAAATTATCTAAGATGTCCGTTTCTTCGCGCCCGTCCCTGAATACAACTGTAACTCTGGTGTCATATTCAAAGGCTGGTCGGCTTTTTCCAGAATGAGAATAGAAGCCTTGCGGGATTTTTGGTTTCTTATCTTTTTGCGATTCCATGGAATATTCTTTCTAGTAGTTCGTAGCCTGTCTGTGGCTCTTGTGGTCTGAATGTGAGGTTTCCCCAAAGCGCGGTCGTTTTCTTTCCGTGCCTGTGTATTTTGTCGGCGTTGTGTAGCGCGAATAGCGCGAATACAGCCTGCGCGTATGTCACTCTGGCCAGTTCTGCTATTTCTTTTGCCGTCATAAGTCTGTTGGTGTGCGTGATGACGTCAAGCACGCGAGCCCGAATAGTGCGTGACCTGAATAGATCGAGTTGGCGAGGATCGATCTCTTGCATGTTCTTAGAGAGGGTATTGCGTTGGGCTGATGTCGAAGTAGTTGCACAGTGCTGCGTGTGCTTCCACGGCTGAATAGCAGACGTACACAAGCCAGTTTTGCGCCATGTAGTGCTTGATACACTCTTTTTGCTCTGGCTCTAATCGTCCGTTGGGGTCTTTCATCTCGATGGCAATGCCGTTGTAGCCTTTGCGCACGAGATTCAATTGCAGGTCTGGTATTCCCTTCTTGACGCCCATCGCCTTTAGCTTGTTGGCTGTCACTTTGTCTCGCTTTCCACCGTTTGGGCAGTGATAAAGCCATTCGATGCCTTGGCATGCTTCTCTGACAGATTGTTTCGTCGACCAGCGATAAACCAAACTTTGCTCGCGTTCTTCGCTGCTTTTGCGCAATTTAATTTCGTCTGCATGCGTTTCTGTGAAATTTGGGACAGTGTGACTCATTGTCAGAATCCTATCAAAGTATGGCTAAAAATCATTTGCTAACACGCTTTGGTCTATTTGCTTACGCATTGTAGGCGAGATTTTATCGTTATTGAAGTTTGATTTAGGAAAAATCTATCGAAAAACAACAGTGATTAATAAATACAATGAAAATACTGAGAAAAAACACTATCGCTGGCGCTATAGTTTTACTATAATAATTGTGTAGTACAGATTAACTTTCACATAGAGGATTTCAAAATGACTATCTTCAGACACACAAAAAACCTTGACCAATACTTGATCGACAATCTTGCTCGCTTGATCCGCATTGCTGAGGGCAAGGAAGAACAGCCAAGCTGGATCGGCACGAACTACCAAAACGGGTGGCGCGTATTAATTGAACGTCTTGCAATCCTGATGGGCAAATGGAATGCCTATCAAGGCCACGATCACAGCTACTTCCAAAAGTGGTGGGATGCCGACAAGATTGACCTTCTTAAGCGTGCTGTGGCGTGCCTGAACGACGATCAACGTGCCTTGTTTAGCTTTGAGTGTGACCAAAAACAACCAACGGCAGCAAGTGAAGAAGAAAGCACGGTAAAGAACTACTTACAACACACCCGCGCTGCACTGGTAGCGTATGACGCCAGCCAACCGGAACGCGATGCGCTCTGGAATGCTGTACAAGATGCGGCCAGCTTCATGGCTGCAGAGAATCGCGCCTCGGCTGATGCCAAGGCCGTGCAAGCTGCGTTTTTTCAGGACACCAAGGGATATAACCGCGGGGAAGATTGCGCACATATGACCGTGCCTATGATTCGCGGCATGCTCACGCGATTAGACGCGCGTTTGGCTGCTGAGAATGAAATGGAAAGGGTTTGATTATGACTACTAAACACGAATTGCAGCTTGATCTGCTGGTATTGCGTGCTGCACGCGAGCTAATCGAATTGGGTCACTTCCGCTATGTTTGCAATGCCATTGATCGATCAAGCACTGAATTGACCGGATCTGAGGCGACATCTAATCGTTTGCAGGCATGGATTAAGTCAATGCTTGGCTACACTACCTTGGAAACATGGCTGCGTGTTCATTGCCATGCAAGCGAATATGAAGTGAACAACTGTATTTACGATCCTGAGTTGAAGGAGAAGATTCGCAATACGCGCCTTGCTTGGCTTGATTGGATGATTTCAGAATGTGAGAAATCCCATGGCAACGACAATACCTAAACGCTACTACGTCCTGCGCACGTGGGGCGGCACGTACCTTGTGGTTGGCAAGACTGTAAGGGAAACGAGGGATCTGCAAGAGGCCACTGTGTACGATGGCCCTATTCCCCTGCCAGACCAGAATGCGCTATTTCGCGGTGGTTACCATCGCCATGTTGATCACGTTCCAGTTTTAGTTACTAGAACTGTTTTTATTAAAGATTAGTCATGACACCAGCCGAAGAGTTCGCGGATAAAGCAAATAGCTTTCTGCCAATAAACGAATTTAAACGCGATCTAAGCGATCCAGCGATCCCGTATGAAGAAACACACCAGCCAGACAAAACAAACGCCCTGCGCGACTTTCTGGCAGGCGTGCTGTGCGCTCTGGCCGTTGGCGTGCCTTTGACTGTGGTTTATTTGTGGCGCACGGGGGGATTATGAGCAACATTACAGCCGGGATCCCATTCCAGCCCTTCACCAGCGAGGCCATGGTTGAAGAACTGTTGAGCCGTGGTTTTGATCTGTCGGCCTATGCTGAGTGCAACTGTGCCGACTGCGACGAAGACGAACACAGCATTACCGACTATTCGACCGAAGAATTACGCCAAGAGCTTGACGAGCGCGGTCTAGGCATCGCTCCAGACATCGACGACGCCACAGGACATCTGCGCAAGATCTACGAGGCCAGAAAGATAGGCCGTGATGATCTGGCCGAGCAATCCTTGGCCGAAGCCTTCCGCGAAGTGTTGGGGGTGGTTATATGAAAAAACACCACTACACCGTCGAGGAAGTCGCGGCACGTGAAGAAGTGTCACCAGGTCGTGTACGGCAGTGGATCGCTGGCGGCCAGATTGCGGGTGGCGTTGAGAAGGTCGGCACGGTCTGGATTATCCATCGCAAGTACAAGGTGATAAAAAAGACAACGAACGGACGCCCGAGGAAGACTGATCCCGATCCCGTAGCAGATTGACAATTATCTTTCCTTTGCCGATTCTGCGCACACTGTTCACACATTGTTCACGTGAACAAGAATTGATGAAATAGAGAGAGATAAGTATATGATATATATAGATTTTTTTTATCTACTACGTATACTTATTCTCTCTGTTCACAAATTCACAGCCCCCCATTTTTACCAGACTTTTTTAAAAAAACAGGAAATGTGTCTAGGGGGGTGCGTGAATTTGTGAACGCAGCGATTTTTACCACCTCGACCGCTCGCAAACCCGCATGGATATTGGGTTTGCTAGAAAAATCTGCGTTCACACCAAAATTCACACCTTGTGTACGCACAAAACAAGCCCTCTAAATCCGAACTTGCTGTCCACCTTTGCAATCGATCCGGTTGCCAGCATTCCCTTTACTATTGCAATTAGCTCAACGCTAGGCATTTTCATCAAGCGCAGCAACTTGCCGTAAGGCATGTATCCGGCATTGGTAATCTTTGAGTATCGAATGTCGTCAGCGAACGACTTTGATTGTTTAATGTAAGCAATGATCTTCGCCTCAATATCAATGGGCTCCTCGGCCTTCACTGCTGCCGCCTGCTGCCGTCCAGCCATGACGAGATACGAAAGCACTGCCTTCTCTACCGCCTTGCCTACGTGCGCGTTTAGCTTGTCCATATCGATCTGAATATTCATGATAACTCCATGTAGTTAATTGAGTTCTCATTATGTGCGAGAACTTCACGAAAGCAAAGAGAACATCATGGATACAAAAAAACCCGCCGAAGCGGGTCTTTTCAGATATGCAACTTACTTATTCATTAAAATGGAATCGCCCAAAGCCATTCAGGGCACCCGTTGGCGATCACGGTTGCTGGCGGTCTTTGCTTGTACGTCTTACATACTTCTTCTGTCTTGTCCCAATGTTCGCAGTTCGGACACTGGCTAATCGTGCCGCGCTTGGCCGACATTTCCGTGTAAGCCATGATTACTTGAATTTCTGTCTTGTCGTGGATATCCATTTAGTTTTCCTCAATTACTTTAAAAACATCGCCCTTGAAACCTTCCACCATGTAGCGCCCAATGATCCCCGACTCTACTGCTGTACCCACTGCCAGATTGAACGTGCGGGCATCGATCTTCATTAGTCGCAACAACTGACCTGCAGGCATACCGCCCATTTCAAGGATCTTGCCGTATCGCTTGTCGGCTTTGTACGTGTGCGCAGCCTCAATGTAGCGAACCATCTTCTTGATCAAGCCGTCCATTTCCGATCTCGTGCGCTTGTTCTTGACGCCATCTAGCAATAAGTAGTCGTAATGCTTGACGTACTTAATCGCCCAATCAAGATCAGTTGTCGTGATAATTCCCGAGTTAGGATCTAGCGCCTTCGCCACGATCATCGCCAGCCGCATGGCTTTCTCGACACTCCGGCCCAGCAACATATCAAGTCCCTCCCCCTCCGCTGCCGTCTTGGCGTCGTTAATCTCGACCTCAAATGCTCGTAGCTGCGCCTTACAGGCATCCTCGAACTGCATCGGCACCGTAGCAGCTGGCATTTCTGCTGTCATTACGTCGGCCAAGTCGCCTGTGTGTGGCTGGTGCACGGCCTTGCACCACGCTATAACGGTATCCGGTATAGGCGTGAAGTCGTGTTCGTTAAGCAGCTGGCGCGGCTGTATTGACTCGACCACAATAAAACGGCCTAGCATGCCGTCATGTACGATGTCGTCGGTCAAGTTGCCATAGAAAGTATCTGGCGTACTCGCCGCGATAAGGCTTATGGCTGGGTTGTATATCACGCGATCGACTGCCGTTTGCTGCCCCTTCGGTAGTGTCATGCTCGAATAAACTTGCGGACGCATTTCCCCGTGTAGCCTGCCGAATGCCTCGACAAGCTTATCTAATGCTCCCTCGCTTGCCGCATTGCCCTTCTGCCTACTCATTTTCAAGTGCTTGCCGAACTCGTCGATGCAGACCAAGTGGCTAGGCTTTCTTAACAATTCTGAATAGACCGCCGCTGGGCTCGTATAGCCACTGCCTGCAATCAGGTTCGACAAGCCTGCTGCCGTGAGAATTGCTGGCACTGCGGATAACGGATAATCCTTGCCTTCTGTCGATTTCCCGACCAACAGGAAGTAAAGGCTCGTGAAGTTGTTGCGGTTGCTGCGGTAGACGCGCTGCATAACGGTCGCGGCTAAAGCAATGGCTCCGGCCACGGCAAATTCGTGCTGCTGCTTTGGTGCCGTCGCGTTGATCCACTGCGTTACCACACCCAAGATACCTGGCGGCTGCTTGAGAAAAGCGGGTAATGCCTGTACTGGCTTGAGTTCTACTGTCGTTTCTGACGGCACGAAAAGCGCCGGTGGTTCCGACATGGGCGCCGTCATCGTAAATTCTTCGTCGTCGTCCGGCATGTGGATCAATGCGCGAAGCATTTCGCTGGCCTTGGCGAAGTCGACGCCGTTGGCACGCATGACCAGATCAATAGCCGTATGCGAGTAATTGCCGCCCCAATCCATTATCCCATGTGCATGTATCCCAACATTCGCATTCTTGCAGTCCCGCCACGTTGCGATACATCGATATGCCTCACCATTTTTGAAAGCCGTCGGCACTAGCTTGAGTACCCACTTATCCAGCTGTTGTAGCGCGCAGTCGTTCATATCGCGGTAATACTCTGCTGCCGTGCTGAGTCCGGTATGGATCGACTCGCCAGCCTCGGACATAGAAACCTTCGTCGGCCTCTGGTCCTTCTCTGTTTGGTATGGCTTGAGTACCTTGTCGACTTGCGCGTAAAAGTCTGCTGGCAAGCACGGTAACTCGTCTGCAGTCATGCGCTCGAGCGTGTCTTCTGTGATGTAGACGTAAGCAAATCCGTCGGGGTGACGGCTTGGCGGCATGACCGTTTGTCGACCATCTGACAGCATGTCGAGAACGCGCACGCCGTCTACATCCCAACTCTTACTCTCTTCGCCTGTGTAGCGATAGAACTTTGTATAGCCCTTCGCGCCTTTTTTGGCGACGGGACTAGGCGGAATGATGGCTTCCAGCGCGTCACTGGCCGGACAGTCATAGTCGCGGTCTAGGGCAATGATTCTTGATAGCTTGCCGCATACAAGGCCAATGCCTGCGTCTGGCCAAGTGTTCCATTCAGCGACTTCCAACTCGGTAGGCATCCGGCTTGAATAACGCTCCCACTGGTACATACCGCGCCAGTGTTTTTGTGGGTTGTCTCGGGTAGTTGTGAATGCGCCAGGTCGTTTGGTATTTGGCGCGATCGGTATTACTGAATAGCCATTGTCTAACAAGTGGTGGCTGATCTGGTCATACGCTGAAATATGGTCATTCATAGGTTAAACAAAGCAATGGTTATTGGTGTATGGGTTGCCGATTTTATCGGCCTACCCATTTTTTTTGGTTGTTGGCCAAAGTAATTTTTGTGCTGATGTTGTGTCGCGTACACACAAAGCCCGTCTTTTGATGCGTGACCATCGATAATGAGTCTACGCACGACGTTCTTTGTGTACGGCTCGCTCCGACCAATGGCTTCGGCTATCTCTGCAACAGTCATGTAGCGAGCGGCTATACGCGCTACGATGGCA